GTAGAATGCCTCTGCAATTTCCGGCTTTAGTTCCTCGAATACACTGATAGTTGTATCTTCCAACTTTTCCTTTACTACCGGAATAATAACGGCTAACTTCTTAGCCTCGATTTCAGGGTGAATCCAAGTAGCACCGCTTGTCTTAATTCTTTCACCCTCACCGACCCAGTAAGCACCCGGACCGTCTGTAAGTACGTTAAACTTCTTTTTCTCGTGTTTCATTTCCTCGACTTTCGCCATTCTTAAAACACTTGAACCCCTTGTCACCATTTTGATGATGTCTGTTGCTTGTTCGACAGGTACAAAGCCTGTCAATTCATTTTTTAAATAACCCATTTATTTCACTCCTATCTTTGATTTTCTCTGATTATGTCCATAAAACTGCCTGTGTTGTGACCGCCACTGCCACCGTTTAAATTCGGTGTTTTGCCCTTTAAACGCTCGGTAACACCTGCTTGTACATCTTTGTCATAGCTTTCTTTTATCTTGTCAATAACCGCCTTTGTGCTATCCTTGTCCTCTGCTACAATGTACTTTGCAATCTCGGCGGACAGTCCGACTTTGGCAAGTTCCGTTTCGGCATATGCAACGATTTTTTCACGTTCAAACTCTGCCTTTGCTTTTTCAAAATCCTCTCTTGCCTTGTCGTCCTCTTCCTTTTTGCGTTGGTCTGCCGATAGCTTAGCTTTTCTCGCGCCCTCGTTCTCAGCGTCCTTTAGCTTTTGTTCAAGGTCCTTTTCCCACTCCGCTTTTGCCTTAGCTATCGCTTCATCAATCGCCTTTTGATTGTCGTCGCTTTTTTGCTCGGAAGGCTTCTGCTCTGTGGACTGCTCTTGCTCTTGATTTTCTGTTTGCTCTGCTGTATCTGCCATTCAAATCATTCCTTTCTGAAAAAAATTGTATAAAAATAAGACGTATAACCCCACGTCTAACAGGGAGATAATCGGATCACCATTCCTTTCTTCTATGTGTATGTTGTGCCTACTCTCACACTATCACCGCCTTTCAGTGTATCAAAAAAGCACGTCCGAAAACGTGCTTTTGTTTTACCCTTTAATAGCCTTATCAACAACATTAAAAATAGTTTCAATATTCGCCGCAGTGCATTTTATCGGACTAATTCCATAGTCAATGTCATACGATAATATAACTTCATCGTTATTACACTTAGCTATTATAACATTCTCGCTTGGACCGACAATTTTGTCTTTTATTTGAATTTTTTTATTATTTCCAAAACTTTCTATCAATTTTTTGAAGATACTATCCTCGGGTACCCTTTCGGTATTTCTGATAATAATATCATTTTTATTTATAATGACATTCAATTTTTTCACATCAATCAACTCCTGCCTTTTTATCGTACACTTTATTGGTTGTTCCACTACTTCGTATAATGTCCTTGTAAATATCCTCTCCCGAAAGTCCGTATTTCAGTTTTTTATGTTCTACAAGTTCATCGAATGTGATAGATTTTTTATTTTCATCAAGCCATTTTCTCTCTTTTTGATTTTTCATTAATTCTCTTGCTTCAAATCTGTATTGACTTCTTAGACTGTGTGCTTGTCTTGCTTGTTGCTCCAATGTTTGTGTTTGATCAATCAAATTTAAAATATTTTCGTCGTGGGCTTTATACCATAAACGAACCTCTTTATTGCCTAACTTCTCAACAAGACCATTCATATCTTTAAAGTCCATTTGGTTTAGGCGTTCTTGCTTTTCAGACTTAAACTGCTCCCATCTGTCACTATCATTATACTTCATATCCACAAAATCATCAAGAGTTTTCGGAAATTCCTTGCCGAAAATTTGACTGTATTTTTCATACTGCACTTTGTCCGCTGACCTGTTTCGCATTTGCTTGACGTGAAGTTCTAACGCATTTTTCTGTTCGTCCGACAGACTGTTTTTCCATTCATCAAACGTCATACTTCCGTTAACCTTGTAATTTTCGCCAGTGAGCGGGTCACGAGCGATACGGCTTGTTAAATTCACGTCTGCCATAATCGTAACGCACCGACAACGTGGATGTATCGGTGGGAAGTTTTCGCCCTCAACGGCTTTGTCGGTATCAAACACGCTCCCATCAAGACTTCCGCACCTGTCACACGTCAATTCAGACAATGCCGCCACAAATTGATATTTCTTTATGCCGATTTCCTCATACGCCATCTTTTGACCTTGATTCATAAAATGTGCCGTTTCACTTCTTACAAGTGTTTCCGCTGATGTTCGTATTCCACCCGGTGCAGTATCTTTGACGTAATCAATCAGCTTATCAGTCATACGGCTTACACTGTGACCGCTGATTATACCGTCCTCAATCGTCTGTCCGACTGCCTGTATAAATCTGTCGTTATGTATCCATATTCTTTCGCTGTAGTTGTGACCGTGCCACGGCTCACTTAACACTTTATTAACCGCCTTTTGCGGTACAAGTGAAAAATCAATACCGCAATTCAATCCTTGTGCGGTATCAAAAATATTCGTATAATACGCCGTCTTTACCGCACTGTCATACAGTTTCTTTTGCTCCTTTATAGCCTCGTTTGCAACGTGCCTAAAGTAAATATATACATTACGTTTCAGTCCCTCTAATCGGCTAATTCTCGCACCGTATGCCTGTGCATTTATGCGGTTTAGAATTTCCTTTTTGACTGTCTTGTCGTCTGTTTCGTCGTACAGTTCAAGCAGTTCTTCGTACTGTTTGTCGCTGTCGGCTATGCTCATCAGCCGACGTGCCTCTTTTTCGGGTATGTCAGTTGAAATATAGGCTTTAAACGTTTTCTCAATGTCATTGTTTACATTCTTGATTGCTCGCTCATATGCCTTAATTACACCGTCCTTAACGCTGTCCGCTTGCGATTGCAAATATGTTTCGACTTCAACGGCACGTTTTACCCAATATGCCTTACTCTTCATTGTAGTTTACTTTCCTTGCCGAACTTTCAGCGATACGCATATCCTCGGCGGACTTTTCCGCTTGCTCCCTGCGTGCAATTTCAACTTCTTCCTTTGCGTCCGTAATAAACGGCAAACGTTCAAGCAACGTTTCATCAGACGCAAGACCTTTGAGGTAATTAATCATCTGTGCAATTTCCAACTCATTCGCAGGCAAGTTATACGTGAATCCGATGTCAACTCTGTGCGACGGCACTTCTTTCATTGCGTTAAGCGTGACAAGGAAGTTGTTATAAATCTCTAAACGTTTTCTCAACGTCTTAGCGAAGTTACGTTCTTTGTTCTTGACGTGCTGTTCAAATCCCAACAGCTTATACTTTATCGCTACACCCGACAAGTTGTTGCCGAAACTTTCGTCCGACAGGTCGGGAACGTGTGACAAACGGTGTATATCGTCCTTGATGTCGTCACGCAACACCTTTGTATCAGCCTCGTTCAGCACCTTTGACAGATACTCCGCCTTTGCATCACCGTCACCCATTAAGATACGTTCTACCAATAATTTTTTTGCCTGTTCGGTGTCAAGGTCGCAATTACACAAAAACAACAGCGAATTAACGAATTGTTCCTTGTCGTTTATTCGGTCTGACATCAACACATTGTATGCGTCAATCTGCGTTATCAACTGTTCAAAATCACCCTGCATTTCCGTATTATTTCTGTATTCGATAATAGGTACATCAAAAAAGTAATGCGGTTCAACATTTTGCAATGACAATGCCGTATAGCTGTCAAGACCTGTGTATGTATATATAAATGACTCGTCATACACACGACAAATACTGCCTGTGCAGTAGCCGTCAAGGTCGTATTTCTTGTAGTAATACACCGCAAACAACGGCTTTTCAAATGCCGACTGTGAGTAACATACAAATGTATGCTCCGGGTCCAATCGCACACTTCTCGGCTTGCTTTTTTCGTCTGCATAAATCAGTTCATATGCTTTGCCGTAAATGCTCATATTCTTTACGATTTCACTGTCCACACTCGGCATATCCTGTTCCAAATATTCGTTTTTGATTGCCTCAATATCGTATTCGTCCGACACCGCATATGTTACGGGATTGCCGACAAGATAACTCTGCGTCATATCTGTTATGTACTTTGCGTGATTACACATTATGCGGTTGTTTGCCACGTTTTTGCCCCTTTTTCTGCGACTTAAAATGCGGTGATCGCCCATATAGTAATCGTGCAATAATCGGTATCTCTGTCGCTCTCGCTCGTGCCGTTCAATCAATTTTGTTATGATAAACGGTGTCACACCGCCTGCGACTATATCTTCATCAATTATCATATTCCGTACTCCTCTCGTGAATATATTTTAGCCTTTTTATCCTTTCGCCAGCTCTCGACACCGTAACGCAGTGCCGCCATTGCATCATCAAATACATTAACAGGCTCGTCCATATATTCGCCTGTCTTTTCATCTACTCGCCAACGCCATTGCTGTATCTCTTTGATTACATTCACGCATGACGGGTGTATGTGTATCTTCCTGCCTTTCAGCCAATCTATTTGCGATTGAATACTGTTCGGATTTTTAACAACCGCCCTTGCACGATAGCCGGCTTTACACCACATTTTTATACGGTCCGGCTCTGCACTGTCGCACCACATTGCAAGACTTTTACTGAACTTCCCGTCAGCCTTAGTGATAATCTCTGTCGTATCCATTTCGTGTACATACAGTTCATTACAAACGTAAATATCGCCGTCCTTATAACCTAACGTTAATATGGCGTTTGCGTGATTAAATCCGAAGTCCTGTCCTATTGCCATAGCGTCAAAACGGCTCATATCTGTATCAAATTCTTCAATGCGATAGTTCGAGAATATCAATCCGCCTGTTTCGCCCCATTCGCCCAAGCCGTAAATTCTGTAGCCCTCAGGGTCAACTTCTTTACGACGTAGCATACGTTGTCTGTATGCCTCGTCACAAAATCGGTTTGTTAAATATGTGCTTTGGTGCGTTAAGACGTTATCGTCCTGTATATCGAAAAACACTTTCTTTATCCAGTGACTTGACGATACAGGGTTAAATGTCAATTTTATCTGATAAAAAAGACCGTCGGGGAGTTCACCTCTCAAACGGTCATCTATAATTTCAAAATCCTGTTGTACAAGCTCCGTAGCCTCTTCAATCCATACATCTGTCAATTTACCGTTCGCAAATGTGATTGATTTCAGTTTTTCACGTTGCTTGTTGTCGTTGACACCACGAAATATAATCTTGTTGCCGTTGACACAGGTAAATGATAACGGACTTTGAGTGATTCTCCACGCTCTGCCTACTCCCATTCGATTTATAGCCGATTCGAGTTCGGCAAACGTACTGTCACGGTTAGTTATATCGGACTTTCTCACACACACAAGATTACGTCCCTTGTCACGCATTAAACGGAGTATGTATAACTGTGCAGTATCGACGCTCTTACCACTTCCCGCACTGCCTTTCATAACGACGTATCTTTTCTTGCACTGATGTACCGGCTTAAATATCGGATTGAACGGTACTGTTATTTTGTTCATTCGTCACCGCCTCCGTAGTCAATTTTAATGCTGTAGTCCATATCACCGTCAACGTTTAATTTGTCTGTAAACAATGCGTAGTATTTACCCAACATTTCCGCCGCTTTGTTTACGTCAGACACCTTTGTCGGTATTTCAACACATATCGGTTGCTCCGCCTCGTCAGTGACTTTCTTGCCATTGTCGTCATAGTGTGATTTTCGTGCTTTGCACGTCACAACAACCGTTTCGGGTTTCTCACGTCGCATAACAGCCGTAAGCGTTTTCAATACCTCATCTTGTTTGGCGATAAGAGCGTCCTCTTTCTCTTTCAGCCGTTTTTGAATATATTCCTGAATTTCAGGTTTCTTCAAGTTTTCATTCCCAATCGAATACGCCGTCTTTTCCGAATATCCCGCTCTTAATGCCGCTTGTGTCGCGTTCAAATCAATCAAATATTCCTCACAAAACCGTTTCTGTTTCTCCGTCACTCTTATCACCTCCTGTTTTATCC